CCCAACCAGTCTTAGGGGTTACCTAAAACAACCAGTTTCCTGGCATAGAATCTAGTCCCTCGCGGAGAAGTCAACGACCTTAACTTGCGAGAATAGACGCCTTTCCACTGCGTCCTTGGGATCTTCCGTTAGAAGTCTATACCAGACATCATCAGGAAGGGTGGAACCATCAACAACAAATGGAATCCACTTAGACTCTACTTCTAATTGTACACTTTCGTCCAGCTCATGGGATTCTTCATCCAACAGAGCTTTGGCACTTAAAGCCATTTTCCGTAGTGCACTACGGGTGTACTCACTACTAACTTCAGTGAACATGTTATAGAGTGAATTCCTATTAGGAATACACACCTGTTCTCTTATCGAGCTATCGTGATTGGCCTTAGCATCAAATTGATCATGAAAATCTGATTCATTTAATGCAACAGAACCAATAAGTACTCGACGGCCTGGCTTTCCATGGAGTGCTAGCATACTATCTAACTTTCCTCCACGAGATAGTTGGTGACCAAGCCCATAGTACCAAGTATAGAATTCTTCTACACGAGCACGGTCAATTAGACCTTTAGCATCTCCTGTAAAAGCTAGCTTATCATCCTCGCGAGGCTTTATGACCTCAGCAAGAAGCTTACCTTCGAACTGCTTAGCATCTAGCTTATGAAACAATGCGAAGTCTTCATACTTGGGCTCCGACCTCAGCGGTCGACTCAAAAAGTCGGAGAAGCGAATAAGGGATTGAGGACGAATGCATGTAGCAGTTCCACTAACATGTAGAGCAGGGTCAAAAGGATATTTACCTTCTACTCCACTTGTTAACACACTAGTGAAACCGATTGTACTACTAGCATTCTTATTAACAAACCAATCCAACAATGCGTCTGCCTCTTCTTTTGCTTGCGCATCAGTAAGAGTCAAACTCTCTAGGTAACCAATATCTGAACATTGATGCTGTTCAACATTGATAACCTTTCGTTTATCGCCCGGGTCCTTAGACTCATTTGGGCGAGCAAAGAACTTTGGAATGGTCCACGACGCCTTACCGTTTTTGCGCAATCCTAAAGTACGCTGAACAATAGTCCAACGTTTCTGCTCCCACCTTTGGTAAGTGGAAACATAACGAATAGCTGTCGTTTTTAGGACCTCATCCAGATCTGACCAAAGAGCGGTCGAATCTTTCTGACGTGTACTTACAGCCGGGAAATAGCGTTTTTCACGGCCAGTTACGTAGTCGCCAGACCTTACGATCTCAGCAGCTACGTCCCTTAACAGAAAGAAACCTTTTCCTTTAGCATTATTCGCGAATGCTACAAATCTCATAGCATCCTTAAGCGTATTGGAGCTTAGTCTCTCTTTACTAGGCCTCGTATAATACAACGGAGTTACGTCATGGCTTACACCATTGACTCCAAAACCCCAGAACCCACAACTTTCACGATGTGAATTCGACCCTTGGTAGGATTTGCTCTCGTTAACCTTGAGCCCTACAAAACTAAGCAGCTTCTTTAGGAGAGAAACTGAACTCTCTCCACTAGATGTTAGGCCTTCAGCTATGATTATATCATCGCCAAAAACACCCCATCCTTCTGTACCGTCGGGTAACGGTTGTGTGCCTTTACAACTGTCATATACAGCTTTTGCGAAGGCCGCATATACAATTGTTTGAACCGGGAATGTCATAGCGTTTCCCATGTTCCCAAACTTTTGCACAGAAATCTCAGTCTCCTCAGTAGGTGAGGTGATACCAATCTTTCCTTCCCATAGAACCTCGAACACTTTGGCCCAAGGTGTATCCCCAAAGAGATACATGACTATGAAATTCGATAACAGATCGCTAGCATCTGATAAGTCGAGTGTTGCTAAGTTCTTATTCTGACAACCAATTGCCGCCAATTGACGTTGACGGTCTTGCGAAGCAGGATTCGCATGCACACTAAGTATCGGGTCGGAGTTGATAATATCAACCAGTCCCTTAAGAACACCTTGTTGTGCAAACATTGCGGGTATCGCTTCCATGGCTATGCCACGAACTGAAGAAAAGGATTTTGCAACCTCAGTTCTTCTAGGATACTGCTTTAGAGGGTGTTTAATGTCCTCCAAATCCTTATTAAGTTGCGCGATCCACCTTTGTCGCATAATCCAAGCCACCGAGTCGACATCCTCTGGTCTATTAACCATCGTTTGTACGTATTGGGGACTGAACTGTGCAAGGTCAGATAACCAGACCGGCTTTAGTTCCTTGAAACCTGGTAATTCCAACAGCTTATTATAGCGATCTAGATAAACTAGATACTGATTCTTAACAAAGATCGTTGTTCCTACACCTTCACGAACTTGTCCAGAACCATGTTGAAACCGGTAGATGTCCGCGACTCTGCCACACCACTGTGTAACATTGCCCTTAGCATCTTTCAATAGCTTCTCTAGTGAGGACATTTCATCCCCAGTATTGAGGTGCTTCTTTAGTCTAGAAACGCTAGTACCAACGTTCTTCTCTGTTTTCAGCCAACTCAGAGTGCCTTCCTCTTTAAGCACATCCTCTATAGGAGTCTGAAGCTTCTTAAGGAAGAGACCTATGCTCAACAAGCGCATAACGGCCTTGGGTGTATCCAAGTCGAGAGCCGCTATAACGAAGGGTTTCAGAAATTTCAACCCCTCTACCTCTAACTTATTGATCACCGCAGCTTTAAGTTCTGCAGTGTAACCAGTATCAACAGGCATGTTTCGTTGAATATAATCTCCGAAACTCTTTAAGCTACCGAGGAGAGCAGAAAGCTCTCTATCGCTGAAAGCGTCAAAGATGCCTTGAACTAGTTCGATGACAGATTGCTCTGTCCAATCGACAAGGTCAACGTTTTCCAACAACTGTGCGGAAAACATGCGCACAGCTAAATCTATGTTGTCGTCATATCGACCGAGACTGTTACCAGCCTCTCCATACTTGATAGTTCCAGTCAAATTACTGGAGATTTCACCTAATATGTCAGAGAATTTCTTCTCATACTTATGGCCGATTATGGCCCTAACCACGGTCATCCGCTGTACATCGTTTAAATCACGGTATAACAAGAGATTGAACCTTTCAGGTCTGGGGCCAAGTGGCCCCTAAAGACCACTTGACTAGAAGATTGACGAACTATTTGCTCTTAATCAATCGTACCATCTAAGACCGCAACACCCTTTAGCCACTGAGCGTAGGGAGTGACGATTGCAGTCGAGACCACAGTGTTGATAACTGAGTCTAACGCTGTGTTCCAAAAGTCATCGAAGACATCGTCAACGCCTTCAGTGACCGGGACTGTGACCCACTTTTCTACGCGGATCGTTCCCTCATACAAGACATCACCGGTATTATCAGTACCGGAATAGATCGTGAATGTTGGAATGTACAGGACGCCAACGCGAAGGAAATTGAGACTAACAGGTGAGCCAGAAGCATTCTTGACTGTGCCCGTCATTCTTTTCACGTTGACATCAATTTGAGCTTCATAACCAGTGGGAACATCCAGGAGCGTATAAGAACGCTTTCCCGCAGTGCGAGAAACCTCTGATAAGGAGTCCGCTGTACGTCCGTCGGCGCCGCTTGCGGCGGTGTCGAGTGTTGGGTGATGAATCTCTACGAATGTATCTGCCATGCTGTGATACCTTATGATTGACTAGTAAAAGTCCAAGCGAAAAGACAAAGCCTATTTAGACCCACGTGCTTTTTGAGCAGCCGATATCTGATTTTCGACAAGACGATCCTTCTGGGTTTGGCTTAACTGATCACTCTTTGGACGAGGTTTACCAGTTGCGGAAAGAATTAAAGCTAATGCGATTGGGAGATAACCAGCTCGTAGCTTTGGCATATCAGGGGCATAGTTCCCCGGTCTAGGCCAGTTAAGCGACGAATAGCGTCGATATCTTGATACCTCCCACGTACCCCGGAAATCCGGAGGTACATCGATGTCTCCTTTACTAAGCTTTTCAGATGCCACTAAGTATCGCAATTCCCAAAGCTTTGACCTTATAAACGCATGATCGAAAGCCTTAAGCCCATCTCCTATAGGAAGAAACCAATCCACAAGAAATGAGAACGGAACAACAGCCCATAACCTCTCAGTAGTAGGAAGTATTCCGAAGTGGTCAAGCCATCTTGAAGCTTTGTTGAATGCTCTCATACTAGGAGAAACATCAACAAGTACGTTTATATCCCGATTGAATTGATATTCGCCAATATCAATTGTCTTACTCAGCTTAGAATAGCCTCGTGTTAAGGAGTTCGGGATTTCGTTTAATATTGCCTCTCGTAAAGCTTGCGCTTCACGCATCAGCGGGGCAATACCGAATTGGTATTGGAGATACCAACCGGAAACGGTTGAGACAGGATCATCTTTCAAGGCACGTACCTGCCTCTTTCCGATATTCTTCAAGCTATCTAGTAAGTTATCAACCAGATGCTTTGCAGAATTGACATCACTTTTGTCCACTCTGAAGAGGAACGCAGATATTGCCAAGTCTATCATCGAAAGAACTGTCTCCGTGAATTCATAGACTGTCTCAAAAGATTCACTCTTTTTCGAATCCACCGTATCTAAAGCATCCATAGCCTGTTCAAAGACTGATGGAAACGGTGAGCCTGCCATAGCACCCCAATATGGATTAGCCATACCATGGAATAGAGCGTAAAGCTCCTCTTCCGTGTAATGCATCTCCTCGGTTGCATCAAGTGGTGCAAAGCGTGTAGTAACGTTATTATCGTACTGCACACTAGCAGACAAGTCTACCTGGCTCCACACTGATTCATCCTCGGTTAATCGAGGATTATCATCGAAGTCAATCCAGCCAGTTTGCCAAGCACTCTCTGATATAGTAGTATACCAGTGAGCTAACCCTGTTGCCGGGGTGAAACCTTCAAGTTTAGATTTAAAGGTTGCACTCCAGTAATTGTAAGAATGTTCGGCATGGTTGAAACCATTAGCCCAAACACCTGCCACCTCATAACGAAGGGTACAGATTTCCTGGTCTTGATCCCATTCCATCTGCGTTATGTTGGTAGTGTTGCCTTGGAACCATGCGCCTTGAGCGTCTGGTCCAAGCAGATCTCTAAAAAGATCGTACACGTGCAGCTTTCCATAGTGATCTTTCACTATGTAATCTGCAAAAGCTCGTGAAGCAACTGGCCCATACCAAGGATAATACTCATCCCACCAGTTCCAGCGTGAGAAGAGTTGGTGGTACTTGTGTTGCCAGACTGGTGTGGTCTGACCATCCCAAGTCCACAAACTGCCTGAAGGTAAATCTCCTGTATAAGAAGTTTCAGCTTCAACCAGTTCAGAAGGGAGGTAGCTCAATACTCCACCTAAGTTGAGGTGAGAAATATTTGAGTCTTTCTCGATTTTCCTCCAATCTTTTTCACTTAGATGCTCGTGTGGCAAGCTGAGCATGTAAGTGCGGAGTGAAAAGATATTCGGCCAAGAATGTCTTAGATCTCTCTCGTAATCATAAGGAACCTGATGAGGCTCCTTCCCACGTATTACGTTCACTCTGCTTAGAGTGGGTTGATTCGCCAATCCATTGTCGTTAGGGACAGCAATGAATTGGAAGTGTGAGTTGGGTGCTGGAGTTACACTTTTATTAATGCTATAGTTCCAGTAGAAATTATCTGGTCTACGCGACCATTTAAAGTACGGGAGACTAACCAGTCCAGCTCGCGAATCAATATAGCTTTTAACTTTCAATGACAATATGTCACCTCCAGTTACCGAGTTGTTGGACCATCCAGTAAGTTATCGCTTATTCAAGATGGTCCTTGAACAAAAGGATGGTATGTTTTATTGAACAATTAAGCAATAGAAACATTCCAGAA